TTTTCACAAGATAGTCTTTTATCTTATCAGGATGCATACCTTTGCGAATTGCTTTACCAGACTCATGATTGAGTGTTTCAATTCCATAGTGATGACCAACAAATCCCATCTCTAGCATATTATCCCAATCTCTCTCACCTCGACTTGCCATCAAGTCCATGCGAACAAATCCGTGAAAGGTTGGTTGAAAGGGAAGTCGTTTACATACCTCTGCAAACTTGTCAAGTTTCTCACTGGTATCATTGAAAGTTTCGTCTGATACAATGTATTGAGTGCATCCCCATTTATCGTAATTTTCCATGAGTTCTTCATAGACATCATCATTACATCTTGTCATATCACCCTTGACGCCCAGAGGATTGTAGGAACAGAATGCACACTTAAATTTACATCCTCGACTAAACTCAATATTCAGTGTTTCATTGGATTGTATGTAATCTCTATCCTCGTATGTAATCTTAGCACTTCGTTTTGGAAATGCAGGATAGTGTCTGGTAGCATCAATCACATTGAGTTCAACCTCATAACTTGCACTTGGAACATCATATAGATTCTTTACAGTTGTGGTTTCGGGGTGTGGCCCTTTGCCAATCAGAAAGTCTGTAAGTGCGGTTACTGCTGACTCACCAAATCCGATGATGTGATAGTGAGATTTAATCTTCATCAAACTTTTCAGTTTCTGAGCCCCACACAATGTTGTGACCCAAGGAAAATGCACATGAATGTATTTCAGAACTTGATTGAGTTTATCGTCCTCACCAGTGTAAAACTGTAAACCTCGTGGGTCATTGTCGCCTTGGTCGTGTTGTTTATAGAAGATACTGAAACCAATAAACTTAGTCTCTGGAGTGATGCGGTCATGTAGTAGTAGACATATCTCCTCGAAACTAAACGCATAGAAGAAGTCAATGACTTCAATGTCCCATCCATTGTCTCTTAGATGAGTTGCAATTTTATACGCACCAAAGGTTCTTGCAGGAATGTCTACAAGAGTCCGAAAGCCCTTTGAATGAAATATCTGTTGTTCATCCATATGGCTCTTAGTGCCAAAAAGAAGTCCATGCATGGTTTAGTGAATGTCTCGACTAAATGGTATTACATTACCAAAAGATGCAGAATCTTCTCCTGCAAGTTCTTTCAAAAATTCTTCTGCCGTAGAAGTTTGTTCTATCAACGTTCTAACGTCTTTGTTGATATCATTACTATCATCATACTTTCTTCTTTCCTCATGAATCTTTGTCATTTCTTCTACTGCTTCATCATAATGACTCAGGAGTTTCTTAGTCGGAAATCCGATACTCACAACATGTTGAGCCTGAATAATAATAAAATCTTCAGGATTCTCTTGATATATCATCCAAGGTTTGAATGAGTAGAAGGTTGATGCTGGAGCCTCACGAAGAACAAGAGACATGCACTTACGAACGATTAATTCGCTCTCCTCTGGTTCTCCTGTCCAATCGACAACCTCACAAACAATCTCTTCGCCTGAAGAAAGTTTAAACTGTCTTACTTGTGGTTCTTTAAATTCTTTTGACATATCATTATCCATTTAGTTTCTCATACTTATATTTATCAAGCATTTTATTCATAATTTCAGGTTTGTCTATTTGGACGCAATCTTCACCATAAAAATTTTTTAGTTCTGTGTTTTCACTTGCTAACGATGTATATCCAATATCAAAACAAAAGTTGGAGTTCATCTTATTATCAGACCTATCCTCGTTGAAGTCTCGAACCCACTCAATCATATCAACAAAGTCATATTCGTCTGAGTGATGAGTCCAGAAGTTAAAGTATATTCCATCATGGCCTTTTGTATTATCTTTCTTCTTTTTTATCTCACCAAAGTAATCAAACATACCTTTGTCATACGTTGGTGGGACATCATGTAAAAACTTATACCCATACTTCTTAAAATTATTTGCATTACTCATGTCAATCTCACTATGAGACGTATCTTTGGGTTCATGAATCAGTAGAGGTAGATATTTGATTCCATGATTGTTCCAATACTTGTTCAACCACTTCTTACCATTATCAAGAGTCTCAAACGACTCATAGGGAAGTCCTGCAATCATAGTCATACTACCTGTGTAAAAAGTGTCACTATTCTTATTGAAATACTCCTCAACTTCTAACAACCCCTCTTTGACCTTTTCGGGGTTCATACCTTTTCCAACTTCTTTACCTGATTGATGATTAAGAGTCTCGACACCATAACTATGCGATATGAGACCCATATCAATCATATCATCCCAAGTCTTTTGACCATGATGTATGAGAAGGTCAGCACGAGCATATCCATGAAGAGATGGTTTGAAATCAAGTTTACGAATAGCACTTGACATCTTCTCCATCTTTTCGGTGGTATCATTTATGGTATCATCAGTCACATAATAATTTGTCACACCCCATCGGTCATAGTTTTCTTTGAACTCATCATATACACTGTCTTCGTCTCGTGTCATATCTCCCTTGAGACCAATCAAAGGAAACGAACAATATTTACATTTGAACTTACACCCTCTTGCGAGTTCTACATTCAAGGCCTCATGTGATTGAATATAGTCTCGTTCTTGAAATGAGATTTTAGCATCTCTCTTTGGAAAACAAGGATATGCATGAACAGCATCAATAAGTTTTCCATTCCTTGCAGGAACGTGTCTTGGTTCACTTCCATTCCCTGTTACATATTTTAAAACAGCATCTATGGCAAACTCACCATTCCCTGTAATATACCAATCTGCATCAACAAGACCCACCGCAAACCATTTTACCCCACCTGCGATAATCTGAACCCACGGATACTTGGTTTTGATATGATGAATAATTCTGTTGACTCTTTGAACATCACCCTGCAATTCAAGATAGAATATAATACTCAGTCCAATGAAGATAGTATTCTTAGTGATACGAGTCTCAAGAAACCACTTTATCTCATCGTCTGAAAAATGCACAGTGTAATCTAGGCACTCGATATCCCACCCCTGTCTTCTCAGGTGAGTTGCAATTCTATGGTTACCAAATCCTCGATATGGCGCCATACTATTAGAATCGAAATTGCCTAGCATCAGGCCGTGATAAGTCATTTCAGATTTATATTGTATATCTTATAAGGAAACTGTTCCTTAGTATATATCTTAATTCTTTCGGCACTATGTCTTAATGTGAAATTTTTATGTGATTTAATATGTAAGTCGTCTGCGATATCAATTAGATTTGTTGTTGAACCATCATCAGATTGTCTTAGTCCTCGTCCGATACTCTGTAGGACTTTGATTTGAGATTTGCTTGGGCTTGCAAAGATAATATTATGTAAGTTCCTAATGTTAATACCAGTGCTAAAAGTTCCAAGAGATGCGACAATGATTGCATTTTTCTGTTTCTCTACAATACCACGAATCTGTTCTCGGTCAGATGCATCAACCTCACCAGACACATAATATACCTTACGACCCTCCTCTATTTTATCTCGTATCAGTTCATACAATGGTTTGCCATGTTTCTCCACGAACTGAAAGAGAATAAGTGTATTCCCCTTTTGGTCAACCGCAAGGTTTGATATCAGATTGTTTCGTTTAGTGTTCTGAACAATATAATCAAGCTCTTCCTGATAGGTTGCGTTCTTCATCATATGACACACATCATTGTGGTATCTCAATAACAAAATCTTGATGTCAAGTTTTGCGAGTGTGCCTTTCTCTTGAAGGTCTCGTGTCATAGTCACACGATATGTAGGCCCAAATAAACCCTCCAGAACTAGTTTATTTGTCTCTGTCCCATCCAGAGTTCCTGTCGTGCCAAAACGATACTCTGCATTGACGCACTTATTCATCAGACCCGACAGAGACTTTGCTTTGAATAAATGAACCTCATCACCAAACACACAACCAAAGTCCTCGAACCATTCTTTTGAGAACTTGTATATGGACTGCCATGTGGAGATAATGATTTGTTTGTCTGTCGTCTTATCTTTACCAGAGTAAATCTTATGAACTAACTCAGGGTCAAATCCATAATCAGAAAAGTCTTTATACATCTGTTCGACCAGACTTGTTGTCGGAACAACAATCAATATCTTCTTATCATAGTTATCGATATACCAACGCAACAGATTATAGATGATGAATGATTTACCTGAACCTGTAGGTGATAGCAGAATGGCTCTTTTATTCTGAATACCATGCGATACTGCGTTATACTGATAGTCACGCAAGTCAAATGGAGAATCAAGTCCATTCAGAAACTTGGTCAGATTGATATGCGATACTTCATTCTTCTGTGCAGGGTGTCCATAGTCAGTCTCCTGTAATTGAAGAGGATACATGCGGTCTTGACAGAACTTCTTGAGATGTTCATACAAACCAGTGTTCAATTCACGAGTGACCTGATTGAATAGACGCACCTTACCATCCCACTTACGAGACTTATACATCGGCATAAATTTATAGCCGGGGACATAGAATGAAAAATATTCACGCAACTCTGGTAGTTGATGTGCCTCACAATCAACCAACATCATTGAGTGGTCTTTCAATCCCACCGTGATTGTATTAGGAAGACTCACAGTTTGAAAAGAATAAGAATCAATAGAATATTAG